AGTGTAAGTCCAGAGTTTAATAGCCCTACAGCAATCAATGCTTTATTGGCCGCTAGGACTAGAGTAACTCCAAGTGCCACAGAGAGTAATGGAAGTCCATTCTCCGTTAAAAATAAAATTGTTTTAGAAAACCCTTTAGAAATCCCTAGAGCATCATTGGCCCTTAGTATTCCAACTTGGAATTTGTTAAACGCAATGGCCAAAGTCTGTTCAATAGTAAGCGAAAGGTTTCCCGCTCTTTTATTTAAAGAATCAAAGTTATTACTTAGTGCAGCAATAGTTTCCTGTGCAGAAATACCGCCTCTTTTCTCTGAGAATTTAAGTAACTCCCCTCGGGTAACTCCAAGTTGTTTTGCGAGTATCCCACCTATAACTGCGTTGGCCTCTAGGACCGATCTCAGTTCCTGGCCTCGGAGTTGCCCCGATGCTAAACCTTGTGAAAGCTGGATTACTGCCCCACGTATTTCTCCAATCCCTGCCCCGGCAATCCTAAAAGATTGTTGGAGTGCTTTTGTAATCCCGAGTAATGCCTCGCCACTAATGCCTGTATCAGTAAGTGCAAGTGCAAGTCTGTTGTAGGAAGTAGCAAGCACGCCTAGAGGGGCTGCCGTGGTGTTGGCCACTTCGGCCAACTGCTCTATGCGCATATTGGCAAGTTCTGCACTTCCTTCAAAGGCGGTAATTCTATCTCTTAAAAGTTGAATTTCATCGGACGCACGGACTAGTCCCCGGATTCCAAAGCCCGCAAAAGAAAAAGCGGCAAGGGCACCAAAGGCCCTTTGTAATCGAGTGGCAACATTGGCCGTCCGCTTTACATCTTTCGAGACTTTGCCTAGTTGTTGGGATACACGCTTAAGACCTTCGGCCCCTTTTGTGTCCACTTGTATTTTTATTACTCTCGCTGCTTGTTGTATTGCCATTCTTTTCACTGTCCTCTAAATACGCATCGTCCATGCAGCGAATTAGATATAGGAAATCTTCAAACTCGTCTGGTCCTTCTTCAATATAAATACTAGCGTACTCTCTTATAGCTGAAAAGGGAATGGGCGATGGGCCCATTGACCCAGTGCGGCAACTGCTTAATTCCCTAAATGCCTCAAGATAGAATGAGTAGGGCCCTACTTCTGGCATCCTTTCCCCTTCTCTTAAAAGGCCTTTGGCCTCAAGATTGTGGTAGAATCCACTTTTGATTTTAGGCCCCCACTTCATAGACCATCTGACATATCGGGCTAGGAGTTTCCCAAGTCTTCTCGATACGAACTAGTGGCCGTAGCGTACTCATATATGCTCTCAAACAGATCAGGCAAGTTACAAAAAAGCTCAATCGCTTTTTCTTTCTCGAACTTTTGCTCCTCTCCATCAATCTCAACTCCCTTCCAGTCTACTAAGCAAGACTCGACAAAAGAGCGAACTAAGATTTCTTTTTCTTTTTCAGCACTCATAGTTCCATTTTCTACCTGGCGAGCAAATGGCTTGTAGTATTTGGCCGTGGCCTGCTTTACTTTTTGAGCATTGGCACCGCCAAATCTTCTAACTAAGAATTGAGTTTCGTCAGTAATAGCGAACCAAATTCCATCTTTCTCCATTGATGAATCAGTCTTGTAGATGTTGTCTAAATTAGTTTTCATGAAATCCTCCTATAGATTGAGGTGCCATTCTTTCTCTAAGGCAATATACAGTCAAGAGAAAAAAGGCCCTGCGGGAGGTGTGTCCGCAGGGCCGTACTCGTGGAGTCTCTTAGGGGGAGGTTAGAACCTAAGAAGGAGCAATGAGTTATTTATACTATACGGTTGGGGCCCTGTAAATAAGCATAGAGGACTCGCCGTTAGCTCCAACTTTTGCAGTTCCCGTCATATTTAAGAACACATCTTCGTTGGCCCCAGTAGATGCAGGGTCTTCAAAAGACACCTGAATAGCTGGGAAGAAAAAACCATAGTAGCCGTCTTCGTTCTTAAGCTGAAAGCCGATAGAAAAAGGAGTTTGAGTAAGTTTTTTAGCGAGAATATCCCAGTTGTCATCTGCCAAGTAAGCAGTAAGACTAATTGAAATGGCCGCTGTGCCAGGAGAGTAATCTACTGGGGCACTTTCTCCAATACAAGTTTGAGCAGTGAGATTGTTGTCTAGGCTAACTTCCAGTGATTGAATACAGAACTCTGCTTCTTGTAAATCACCTACAGCAGAAGATGATATGTGTGGCATATCAATTGAGCCGTTTAATGAGTTAGTTGTAGCAGGACTGTCTACTGTCCTAGAGTCTGTGATAAAGTCTCCGGCCACTTCTACTGGCTGGTACGCAACGCCGCTAAAGCCGAAAGTACCATTTACAATTTCGCCGTAAGATACGTTTAATGACATATTACTAACAAGCATACCTTTATAATTAATGGCCTTGTCGGTTAAGTCTTCGAAAGACTTTTGCATAGAAAAAGATTTCTTATTAATACCAACTGATAGTTTGTCACACACCTGGAAAGAAGTAGCAGTCCCTGTCCCGTCTACCATTCCTTCTGGTCCAACATATTTGATTTCAGTAGCAGAGTTGATGGCAGTAACCATAATTTCCGTGTTGTTTCCTGCGTCATCAAATCCTGCAAGCACTACAAAGTCTCCAACTGCCACTTCTCCGTTGAAGTCTCCAGCGGCGCGAGTGATTGTCTTAGCAGTATTGTCTACAGTTAGGTCAACTGACACAGCGGTAGAAGTTGTAAAGTCACTCAATAAAGCAGACTCCATAAATGATTCTACGACTTCTTCTTTGGCCGCTTCAAAGTTAAGTTCTCCACCGACTGTGAGGCCAGTAACAACTTGCCCACTAGATAATCGGTCAGTTCTAATCTGAGCAGACTCAGTTGTTTCGGGCGTACCTGATAAAGACTCGGAAGTGAATCTAGCAGTTTTAAAATTGCCTGTAGCGGGTGTTTCCCCGAGGGCGGTTTCCTCAATTAGGGATACTTTGACTAGGTTGGACGAACTCATGGAAAATCTCCTTATTTACATTTTATTTCATTTTGCTTAAAGCATTCTTAAAGGTCAAGATCGTACTCATAGTCTACAAGTAAACTCGCAGAAGTCCATCCACCTTCAAACTGTAGAGTGGCCCCTGCCTCAAAATTAGGAGGAGCTACGCTATTGACTCTAATCTTACCAATTCTTCTACCTCTAAGTAAATTCCTTAACGTCTCAGCACGAGATAAAATACTAGTCCCTGCCCCTATGGCGGCCACTCCTACTATATGGAAATAGACAACACCGAGCTCCCTATATTTACCTGAGTCGTTTGTGGCCGGAACCGTAATTGGCTCCTCGCCATTTCCGATAAACTGTACTCCAAGCCAAGGGTCATTTCTGCCAATTGAGTAGTCATTAAGCATTTCGTCTAACTCCCTAAACTCGGCAGTTAAATCTATATAGTTTTCTGTAGGGGCATTTGCCGCTATGAAACTTTCAATTTGATCTCTTACATAGCTTGCACTCATTGAACTATTCCTTGTGTGGTAATGTCTAGTAGTATCGAAGGATACATATAAAATCCCTTATTGAACTTGCCTTTGGGGTCGTAAGTAGCCCTGAATTGTTGTCTTGAACTAGGAGGCAAAGGCTGAGTAATCCCTAGATACTGGCCAGGAAGTATTTCAAACTTAATTTTAATGTTTCCCTTATATTTTCTTTTAGCCGATCTATAGCTTAGTTGATAAACTCCGTTAGGTTTTAAAACCCTAGAGCCACTTCTTTGTTTTTCATCTTTAGACTTCCTGGTAGATCTCTTTCTTCGCTGGGCAGTAACCCCATATCTTTCAAGAGCATGTGCGTAGGGTGCAGCATTTAGAAATCTAAGTCTGTCTCCATCTTTAAACTCTGGAGGGTTGGCAAACCAAGTAGCTAGCTCCTCAGAACTACTGGCTATTTGAACAGAGTTGAAAAACACTAAGTTTTGACTCGCATATAGTCCAGTGTTTTTTGGAGTCCTTTTTTCGATATTTTTCATGAGGTCTATGGCCGCTACGCCCACAGAAATTTTTGCTTTATACTCGATCTTGCCTAGAGGTTTTACTTGATCTACTGGCTTGCCTACCCGATTATCGACAATGACTACTGGGTTTTTGTCGAATCCTTTGGCCTGCTCTTCCTCTAAAACTTTGTCTGAAACAGCTATGAGTGCATTTCTGGTAAATAAGAGTAAATCCTCTAGTGTCCTAGTGCCACCAAAATCCGTCTCTATCTCATATACTGGTGCGTTCTTCCCTTTTTCTTTGATTTGTATTTCTAGTGTCATACTAATCAGTCCTTACTCTGTAGCCTATGATCTCGCCGCCGAGCCCTTTCATTAACTCTATGTGTCTAATGACATTTATCCCATAGCCCGCCGTACTTTCATCAACTAACCTATCCCCTCTCTTAGGTGGGAGTAAGGCACTGTCTTTGACTTCTGAAAAAGCTATAATAAACTCTCGGCCTTCCATTATAATATCGGCCGGGCCATCCATGTTTCTAGAGTAGTTAGAGCTTGAGACTCTAATTGTCTCAGGAGTTTCTCCTGGCCTCTCCCAAAGAATGTCAAACCCTGTAATACTTAGAGCGACGTTAAATGCGCTGTTCAAGTTATTCAACGTAGTTCTCCTTTATGGAGCCGACTATTGGACGCTCACTTCTAAAAGGGTCAAGCACGTTCCCATAGTCTCCCAAGATAAGCCCAAACCTTCTAGACCTATCGTTGGCCTGGAGGGTGTAGTCAAAGGACACGTTAATTGTACCTGGAATTGATATTTGCTGTACGTCTCGGCCAAAGTTTAAATCTACGCCGGAAATCTTTTTATTATATCTCTCCTCAACTAAGTTCTTTACAACGGATGTAATGATAGGGGGTATTTCGTCAAACCCCGCGTCGTACTCAAAGACTATTTCTTCTTCACTATAAAAAGAAAATAGCTGTCTGTTATTTCTTGTGACCTTCCCAGAAGGTTTATGGAAACGTAGTTGCGCCAAAATATCTTCTGTACCTATGGTGGCAGAGTCTAGGGATATGATAGGGTAATGAAACATATAGAGATACTTTTGAGGTACTCTGAAATCATCCCAGTAAAATGTCTGCACATAGCTTGCCCGCTCAAACTTACGCCCACAATAATTTTCGACTGTGCTGGAAATAACTTCCAACTGGTCAGTTAGGAATGCGTCATAGTCCGCTGTGGTAATTCCTAGGTGTGTTTTCATATCGGCCAAAGATACTAAAGGCATGCAATTCTCCTATTTATCTCTTTTTCTATTACTTATAACCCAGAACAAATGACCCATTACAAATCCCATTATAAAAGTAAAAGCTGGGTAGTCGTAGCTCCACTCTATAAGTTGATTTGAAATAGAGGCGTTAGTTCCTTCGTCTAAAATCAAGTATGTGTCAAAAATAGCAATGGCCAGTATTGTGACAATTATAAATATAGCTGCTCTGGTCATAGTCCTTACTCCTCGTCTTTAGTTAAACAGTAGAAAGTGGCCGTCCCAAAAGAGCCTGAGATTTCTGCATCTCCTACAGAAGTAACTCTAATCTGCGCGCCTTGTGAACTTTTCAGGGCCTTAATAGATGCATAGTTAAATGGAAATACAACACACTCAGGTAGGTCGTCTATCGCTGGAATAGTACCCGTACCTAAGTTTGCCTCATTCACTAAGTCCTTCATTCCATTGTATTGTACATTTTGAAACTGGAACCTAAGCTGGTTTCTAGGTGCATCGGCCATTGGATTATACGTCGGGTCTTCTGGCAATATGGTATTTGCAGGATTAAATAGCGGGTTATATACCCATATCTCAAACCTCAACGGGGAAGTCATACTTACATCTATAGCAAACTGTATTTCAGAGTGTTCGATAATTAAAACCTTCCCGCTCAGGGGTTGAATAATCCACTCTGACCCGTTCTCATAACTATAGTCTACAGTTAAAGCTCCGCTAGGAGTGCCATCTAGTGTTATCTTACCCTCTGCGTGATTGACTGTGTATGCGCTTATTTCAACGCCATCGTCATAGACGACAATCCTGTATTGAGGCAGCGTGTCTTGCCTGTTTACTTTCTTATTTACTACGTCAATTACATTTGGGTTTGCTAGAGAATAAGTAAGCCCAGTGTCTAGTGTCGGTACTTCTCCTTCCACTCTAACTGACTCTGTGTACCAAGTTGTGCGATCACAGAAGTCGTGAGTGGCCCTAGCAAAAGAGTCATCCTCTGATTTCAATATAATCACAGGCAAAGCTTTTTGAATGTCGGACTTAGTGTTTAATTTACTAAGTCCTTTTTCTTTGTACTTTTCCTCATAGTCAGTAGCATCACTAGAAGGCTTAAATAATTTACACGTACATTCAAAGGAGTCGTCATATCCCATCAAAACGTATTTGTTCTCAAACTCTAGGTGCCTGTATGTTATTGTCCCGTTATCTATTAAGCTTGTAAATTCACTATAGTTTAAATTAAACATTAAAATACCTCGTCGAAAACTAGAGAGCCTCTGACATCTGCATTGTTGTCTAAAGACTTGGCAGTTAAGGTAAGCGTGTCGGATACTCCTGCGTAGTCACTAACTACTTTCAATAAGTCCTCAACTTTAGAAGTGTCGCTTGAAGAGTTGCCCCTGACGTAAAAATTAAAAAGCACATCCCCTCCAGAAATAGCAGTTGCAGTTTGGGAGTATTGAGCAATGGAGTTTCCTGGAACGTCCACCCAGCTTGCTCCTGTAAGCGTTCCGTTTAGGACCACTTGGCATTCTAAGTTGTCTATGTCGTTAGCAAACACATGAGGCTCTAGCAATAGTATCTGTCCTCTATTGTAGGCCGCCTTCAACCTTATAGAAATCAATGGCCTGAAAACACTGTTGTTTATGGCCGCGTCGTTACTTCTTCCAATAGCGTGACTTTGTATGGCATTAAACACTGCGCCATTAGACAATACAGAAAAACATTGTATGTTCAATGTGGCACTGTTGGCCGCTGTTGCAGTGTTTATAACTTCTGACCTGACAGGGAAGTCTCCCGTTGAAGACCAAGGAGTTTGTTCTGTGTTTGAAAATTGTTCTTTATGTACATAAATCACAATGCCGTTAATTCTTAGGCCCCAAATAATAGGTCCAGAGCCGTTCCACTGGTATCTAATAAAATAGTTTTGTTGGCTATCTGGGTCTAGAGTTAATCCACTAGGGCCTGTGCCGTCCATTTTGTCAATGTTCCAGCTTGAGCTTATAGTCCTACTATCAACTACTGACCCAGAAGTCGATGTCCTTCTTACTGTATATATATCTCCATCCTCATATTCGAA